TGGCTAACACTCGCGTTGAATGCACTTTCAGCGTTGAGCTAGCTGGATCTGGCACCGCTGGTACTGCCCCTCAGTACGGCAAGGCGCTTAGGGCTTGCGGATTGAACGAGGTTGTCAGTGCAGGAGTAAGCGTTGCTTATTCTCCTACTAGCAGCAGTTTCAAGTCAGTCACCATTCACTACAACATTGATGGTGTTCGCCACAAGGTGACTGGTGCTAGAGGGACGTTTACCTTGAATGGATCTGTTGGAGAAATTCCTACGATTGACTTCACGTTTACTGGTATCTATAACGCCCCTGATGATTCAGCGCTGCCTAGCGTTACTTACGCAAACCAGGCAACACCGCTGATCTTCAAGAATGGCAACACTGATACCTTCTCCCTACTTTCTTACTCTGGCTGCTTGCAGTCATTGAGCCTAGACATAGGAAATTCTGTTGTTTACCGCGAGTTGATTGGTTGCGACAAAGAAGTGATCATTACTGATCGCAGCGCAAGCGGTAGCGTGAGCATTGAGATGATCTCAATTGCTACGAAGGACTACTTCACCGCTGCTTTGACTGACGGCACGCTGGGTAATCTCACGTTCCAACACGGCACCACGGCTGGGAACATTGTTGATTTTGCTAGCACCAAGATCGACATCGGAGACGTAAGCTATGGTGACCAGGACGGCATTGCGATGCTGAACATCCCATACACTGCGATTCCCTCCACAGCAGGTAACGACGAGTTCAGCTTGGTGTACACTTGACCTGAGGGAGTGAAGCCCCTTGGAGGAAGCACAATGGCCGTGTTGAAAAGCACGGCCTTTTTATTGTTGTAAGCTAATTGCAGTTAATTCTGCTCAATGGCATTCGTTCGCAAAAAGGTCAAAACTTTTAAGTGGCCTGTAAAAGTTGAAGAGCCTGCTGATGGCGGTGTTTTTGAGACTTCTACTTTTGATGCAGTCTTTAAGCGTGTTCCAAGGTCTGAGTTTCAGAAGCTTGCCGATAAAGGTGATCTTGACCTGCTTAAGTCCGTATTGATCGGATGGGAAGGCATCGAGGACGAAGAGGGTAAGCCTGTACCGTTTGGTCAGGCAACGATGAAAGAATTTGCTGATGACGCTTATTGGATTCGCGGCGTGTTGCAGGCTTACACCGAGACATTTGAGGGGGCGAAGCTGGGAAACTAAAAGGTGCCGTCGAGTATTGGGCGAAAGGCGGCAAGAGAGTAGAGGATAAAAGTGGTGATGATGCAGCGGCATTTGGGTTGATGCCGCAGCGTCAGGCCGCACCCGAAGAAGAGCACTTTGAGGTATGGGAAGAAAACTGGGAAACATTGTTGATGTTCTTGCGAATGCAAACGCAATGGACCGTCACGATGGGAGGTTACGTTGGATTGAAGTATGAGGTTCTGCTTGGTGCGTCAGGACTGATGTCCCTTTATGATGTAGAGAATCCCCGTGAGATGCTGGAGGATCTTCAGGTAATGGAAGCCGCAGCCCTCTCAGAATTAAACAAGTCGGATAAGTAATGGCTAATAACGAGACTGTCCTAAAGATTAATGCTGTCGTTGACGGACTGCAAGGGCTTGAAAAACTCAAGTCTTCAATGAAGAAGGTTTCTGCTGAGGTCGATGGTGCTGAGAACAATTTTTCAGAATTAATTCAAAAGTTAAGAGACCTTCAATCTTCATCAGTAAAATCATTAAATAACTTAAACGCTCAAAGAGATGCGTTTGAAGCTTTGAGGCGTTCTGTTGATGTAACAAGTAAAGAGTTTAAGGAAGCTAGGGATGAGATTAAAAAGATAGATAGGGCGCTGAAACAGTCTGAAGGGACTGTTGGGAAGTTTGCTGCGAACTCAATAAAATCTCTTCGCACGCAAAGAGAAGCATTTTTAGCAGTAAGGGACTCCGCTGACCTTATGAGTAAAGAGTTCAAGGAGGCTGGCGTTGAGCTTGCCAAGTTGGACAAGAAGATTGCTAAGGCTGAGGGCAAGGGCAGAGGTCGCGGAGGCCGACTCAGGGCTGGAGCACAGATTGCAGGCACGATTGCAGGTGCTGGTGTGTTTGGTGGCCCCGAAGGTGCGATTGGAGCCACATTGGGCGCGATTGGTGGCACTAGTGGTGCAATCCTTGGCGGTGCGATTGGGGCACAAGTCGGACAATTAAGGAAAGCGGCTGGTGGCGTTGCGGAATATGTGGCTGAATTGAACTTGGCTAAAGGTGCCCTTGGCGGGGTGTCTAAAGATATTGTTGAGTACAACCAAAATCTTGATTTTGCTAGAGAGATCAGTAAAAAATACGCAATTAGGCTTACCGATGTAGTCAAAGGTTTGACGGGTGTCACCGCTGCTGCAAAAGCAAATAACCTTACCGTCAAGCAAACTCAAGCGATTTACGAGGGTATTACCGTTTCTGGCGTTGCCGCAGGTAAGTCTCAAGAAGATTTGCAGGCATTGTTTCTCGCTACAACTCAGGTTCTGAGTAAGGGCAAGGCTAGTGCTGAAGAAATTTCCGGGCAAATCGGTGAACGCATTCCAGGTGCTGTGGCAAAATTTGCTGCCGCGAACAAGATTAGCCTTCAGGAGTTGGCAGAACAATTTAAGAAGGGGGAAGTAACAATTGCAAAATTCGTCAGATTTACAGAGCAGCAGGGCGAGGATTATGCAGAGGTTGCTGAGTCTTTAGCCAGTGGCCCTGAAAAGGCAGGAGTCAGGCTTCAAATTGCGCTTGATGAGGCGAGTGAAGCTTATGGTGGATTCTTCTTGAAAACAGGTGCAGGTTTTCAAGACTACTTGACGAATCTTGTGAATTTTGTTATTGACAACGAAGAGCAGTTAAAAATTTTACTAGCAAAAATAATTATTTTTGCGGAAGACGTTTACGGCACGTTTGCTGGCCTAGGCAAGGCTATTTGGCAAATTTTTGGAGGGCTCTTTACCGGTATAGGCAAATTGATAGTTGAGTTCTCACGGGCGACCTCCGCCATGTTTAGACAGCAAGACCTAGAGGCTCTTGTTAGGGAGAAAGGACTAAAGCCAAACGATATAAGAAGGCAGGCTTTTAACCAAATGCAACAGGAATCAGGAGATCTTCTTGCCCCTTACAAGGACAGAGGAGCACTCAATGACCTTTACAACAAGTTGTTAGCAGATGCTGCCGGAGTTGACAGAACTAATGAAGAGAATCGATTAGCGGAGGTCTTGAAGAGGTTTGGAGGAGGATATGTTGTCCCCGCATTTGCCAAACCCGGTCAAACCGCTCCTCCTACCGGTGATCTAAATGGCGATGGGAACGGCAAGGGGACAGGTAACACCAAAACCAAAGGGCCAGGCCGAGCTGATTTTAGAGACCTAGAAGCTGCTTTTGCAAGAAATGCTGCAGAAAAAGTCCAGAAAGCCGAAGTTGCTTTAAGGATCAAGATAGCTGAAGCGCGAAAAGAAGAAAACAAAGAACTCGTTTTTGCTTTGACACAAGAGCGCGAATTGTTAAAAGTAAATCAAGTGATTGCCTCTTTAAGAGAACAAATAAAACAAAGGGCCGTTCAAATCGTCGAGGCGCAAGGAAAGGGTCAAGATGTCTCGGCAGGTGTTCGCAAGCAGCTCAGTGACCAGCAAAAATTAGATAGCGCAATTTTGGAAAAATCGGCAAAAATTAATGAACTTTCAGCGGACAGGCTGGTAAGAGAGAAAGGAGTAACGGCTGAACTGGATAAGCAAAGAAAGTCTTTTGAGGAGCAATTCACTGACAGACAAAAAGAGCTTGGCTTAATTTCGTCTAGTGATTACAATAAGGTTTTGCTTAGAAGAGAGCGGGGAAGGCTGGCGGATCCAAAGCTTGGCCTAACCTCTGAGCAGCAATCAAGAGGTCTTGACCAGTATCGCCAAACAATAGATCCCACTCTGACAGAAGGTTTAAGTCAAAACATCCGCAGTTTGAAAACAGAGCTAGAAGATCTAGTAAATCCAATCAACCAGATTACTGGCGCAGCAAACGCTATTGGCAGTGCATTCTCTCAGTCGTTCACAAATGCAATTACTGGTGCTACAAGTGCGAAGCAGGCATTAGCTGATTTCTTCAAAAGTGTTGCCAGTTATTTCTTAGATATGGCTAGTCAGATCATTGCAAAAATGGTGACGATAGCGATTTTAAATGCTGCTTTGGGCCTTCTTGGTGGCAGCAGCAGCAGCAGCCCCGGAATTCAGGGAGCATTGGACGTGACTCCAAAGACGGGAGCAGCGGCAACCTCGACGCTGAGCAACTTTTTATCACCTAGAGCCAACGGCGGCCCGGTCAACGCAAACACGCCTTACATCGTGGGCGAGCGTGGTCCTGAGCTTTATGTGCCTTCAGGTAACGGAACCATTATTCCAAACGATGTCTTTTCGGCAAGTCGTGCTGCTATCTCTAGCGGTGGTTCGTTAGGTGCCGCTGGCGGCCCTGGCGATCTTGGTCAAGACGGAATGGCCGAAAGTCGTAATTACATCAACAACAACTACTCAACTCAGCAAGCCATTGCTCAAAGTCAAGCGGCTGTATCGTCAAGTTCTATGTCAATGGAGCGAGTGATTGAGCGTAAGGCTGCAGAACGTCAAGCAACTGAAATGTCAGAACCGATCAGGGTTAAGCTAGATACTACGGTAATCAACAACGTGGAGTATCTCACTGTTGAGCAAGGACTTGCGCTTTCCGAATCCGCTTCTCGCAAGGCTCGTAGCCAGGTGTTTTCTGACCTAAGGCAGCGACCTGCGTCAAGGTCCAAAGTGGGGCTTGGGTGATGCTTGCGATTGGCACTTATCTGAAGCTTGTTGACTTTGAAGGTTCAGACACGGGTTATGCCTTCCAGAATTTTTTCCAAGGCGAGTCGCGCACGTATTTAGGTACAACCTATGTGTTTGCTGGGTTTGGCTTTAGTGGCGGGACTCTTGACCTACAGGCGGCTAATATTTCGGCGGCAGTTGTGTTTGCTGTCAATCAATTGGATCTAAACATTTTCCAAACAGCATCTGATGAACGCTGGCTGGCAGAGATACGCACTGTATGGCTTGATCCTGATACGTTGGTTGAAACCAACAGGTACAGCGAGGAGCTTTACGCGGTGTTGGGTTTTGAGCATGATACGAGTAGGCTACAAATAAGGTTGGGCAACCCTTTGGACGCAATCGAAGCAAACATCCCTAGGCGAGTTCTCACCCAGATCAGTGTTGGCGAACTTCCTTCCACCGGAAACATTTCATTGCGATAATGCTAAGTCCTAACAAAAATCGAATTATGTTTCTCCCGCAAGATCGGGAGATCATGGGCATCACTGGGATGTCTCAAGAGCAGTATGTATTTTTTTGTCGGCAGGCGATTCTCCATAGCAAGCTCAGACCTGGCGAGCCTGTTGCT